GTGACGATGCCATCGGAGGCGAGCTGCTGGGGCAGCGTATGAAAAAAACCATCCGCCACGGCGTCGACTCTGCTCGAACGTAGTGCATCGGCGGCATCAAAATGGACGCTTTCAGGCGCAACGAAGTCATCGACTTGGCGCACTGAACGGGGCAGAAGTTGTTCCACTAACACATCACGCCCCTCGCGGGTGGAATAACCGTAGTGTAAATCGGCTAGGGCGTCGGCAACCGCTGCGGGTGCTGGCGCTTCACCTGCCACGATCACTGCATTTAACGGTGTTTCTATCAGCGTGGCGATGCGTGTGATTGGCGCGCCATCGTGGGCATGTAAATGTAGCAGCGGCTGGCGGGTGAGCGCTAAATCCACTTCTCCGGCCGCCAGCAGCTTAATCGCAATGGAGGGGTCGGCTGGGGTTAATAGCTCGATTTCAAGCCCTTGGGCGGCAAACAGGGCCCGCTCTTTCGCCACGATGAGGGCGGCATGCTGGGGGCTTAAGTACCAATCTAGCATCAGCGTTAGCTGTTTCAGTGGCGGCGGATCGAGAGGGGGCGGGGGAATCACCGCCATACTGGGCGCTTCTTCAGGCACTTCAGCTGCGCTGTTATCGCCTGCGGGCCACAGCCCTTCAGGAAGCGCTACATCGCTTTCTAAAGAAAGAGGGGCGTCGAGGTTTCCTGAATCACGCTCTTCGTTTGCGTAAGTTGCTGAAAATGAAAATAATAAAAAAAAGAACAATGACAGTGCTAGAAATGAACGTTCACGCCAAAAAGCGTTCAACATAACCTCAACTCCCGATGGTAGGACGGCGGAGTTTAGCTGTCAGGCAAAGCATCTGGCTAGTCCCTTGCATAAACCTAGCGAACACGCTCAGTAAATTCAGCAACGATATGCAATAATAGAACGGCATTAATGTAGAGATGGAGAGACATGGACGCAATTTATACGTTCTTCCTAGTGGGTGGTTCCCTAATGGCGCTCAGCATCCTCGCGAGTCGTCTCTCTTCCATGGTGGGCGTACCGATACTGCTGATTTTCTTGGGCCTCGGGATGTTGGCCGGAGAGGAAGGCCTGCTAGGCGTCGAGTTCGATGACTATTCCATGGCCTTTACGATCGGCCATCTAGCGCTCGCCATGATTCTGCTCGATGGTGGGTTGCGCACGCGTCTTAAAACGTTCCGAGTCGGGTTTCGTCCTGCGCTCTCTCTGGCGACGTTCGGTGTCTTCATTACCAGTGCCATCGTCGGTGTCATTGCCATGTGGGTATTTGATCTCTCCTTGGTGCAAGGGCTGCTGGTAGGTGCCATCGTCGGGTCTACCGATGCTGCGGCGGTCTTCTCCATGTTAAGCGGACGGGGAGTGAACCTTAACGAACGGGTAGGGGCGACGCTGGAAATCGAATCGGGTACCAACGACCCGATGGCGATCTTTCTAACACTGATGCTGGTAGAGCTGCTGGTCGGTGACATCGGTGCTGTCAGCGAAACGTTGCTGTTCTTTGTTTCTCAGTTTGGTATTGGGTTGGCCGTCGGCATTGGGGGCGGATGGCTTAGCGCTAAACTGCTCCGCTGGCTGGACTTGGCACCTGGTCTTTATGCCATGCTGGCGCTGGCACTTGGCTTTAGCGTGTTCGGGTTGACCAGCGTGCTGGGAGGCAGCGGCTTTTTAGCGATTTATCTAGCGGGCCTGATGATTGGTAATCAGCCAGGCCGCCACCTCAATTTCATCCTGCCCGTACACGATGGTTTGGCCTGGTTGAGCCAAATTGGCTTGTTCTTGGTGCTGGGATTGCTGGTGACGCCCAGCGAGCTTTGGGACGTGGCCCTGCCCGCTGGCTTCGTTGCGTTGGCGTTGATCTTCGTTGCTCGCCCGCTGGCCGTCTTGATTAGCATTAAACCCTTTTTCAAATTCCGTTGGCGCGAAACCCTCTTCATTGCCTGGGTCGGCCTGCGCGGAGCCGTTCCGATCGTGCTCGCCATTTTTCCAGTGATTGGCGGAGTCGAAAACGCGTCGCTCTACTTTAATGTCGCCTTTGCGGTGGTGCTGATGTCGCTGCTGATTCAAGGCGGCTCTCTCACCCTCATGGCCCGCTGGCTGAAAGTAGAAGTACCCGCGGGTACCATGCCCAACCGTCGCGGTCCACTGGGCATCCTGCCGGAAAACGATTTTGAAATGTTCGTCTACACGGTAGAAAACCAGGACCTGGACGATGTGCCTATCCGGCTGCTGCGGTTTCCCTCCGGCGCCTTGATCTCGGCGTTGTTCCGCAACCATGTCATGCTCCACCCCAAAGGCAGCACCCGACTGAAACTGGGGGATGTGGTCTGCGTGATTGGTCGCAGTGAAGACCTGGTGGCCCTGAATCGCTTGTTCAATGGCGATGCCAAGCTCAAGCAAGAGCGCGCCTTCTTTGGCACCTTTACTTTGGACGGCAACGCCCAAATGCAAGACATCGCTCAAGCCTACGGCTTGACTCTGAGCCCCGGCGAGCAGGAGATGACCCTGGCCGAGTTCGTCTCTCTGCGGGTAGGCGGCCACCCAGTGGTGGGGGACGACGTGGACTGGCACGGCATTCACTGGGTCGTCAGTGAAATGGAAGGCGGCGACATTACCCGGGTAGGCTTAAGGCTTTACTAATTTATTCAAAAGGCGTTGACTTACAAGGAGAAGCTGTTAGTATACGCACCCATAAGCCGGAGGGATGGCAGAGCGGTTGAATGCACCGGTCTTGAAAACCGGCATAGGTTAATAGCCTATCCAGGGTTCGAATCCCTGTCCCTCCGCCACCTCGATTCTAAAGCCTCGTTTTTACTGTGCTTTTTTCGTTTCTAGGCTTTCTTTTTCCTCCCTAGCAATGCCTCGATATTCTCAACCGGTTCTTTAACGTGATGAGAACGTGATTGTAGCTTGGCCACGGCGTCCCGTGCGCGGTGGGGTGCTAGGTGCGCATAACGCTCGGTCATGTTGATGGTGGAATGCCCCAACACTTCCTTCACATCTGCCAGCGGCACGCCTTCCGACACCAGCCAGCTTGCGCAGGTATGCCGCAAGTCGTGAATGGTGAAGTCTTTGATGCACGCCAGCGCGCACGCCTTTTTGAATACCGGGTTAGGGTAGACGTATCGGCTGCCGTCACGCTTGCAGAATACCCAAGGGCAAGAAGGGCAGTAGGTTTGCGCGTATCGGTGCCGCCGTTTGAGCGCGGCCACGGCCGACTCGTTGAGCGGTATCGTTCTGCGCTTACCAGCTTTGCTATCTTCTGGCTCCAGGGTTATCAGTGCGTGTTCCCAATTCACGCGCCGCCATTCAAGCTTTAATAGCTCGCCTTTGCGTGCGCCGGTGTGCAGGGCTAGCTCGATGAAGTCGGCCAAGCGCTCGCCTTCGCGGGTGGTTTTGGCTTTCTCGATCAGCGTGTCCGCTTCCTTGCGGGTAATCCAGCGCACGCGCCCAGGCGGCTCTTTCAGCATCCGGCCCTTCACAGGGTTGGGTAGCGGCCACTCTAAATGCGTGACCGCGTGGGTGATCATGGCCGCGAGTATCGCCAGCTCTCGGTTTATGGTGGCAGGCCCGACGCCTTCACTTTGCCGAAAGGCAATAAAGGCGCGAACGTCTGCGCCTTCCAGCTTGCCCATTACTTTGTCGGCACCAAAGAAGTCGTAGAGTTTGCCGGTGCGCATCTTGATATCGGCCAATGAGCGCTTGTCCTGACTGGCCAGCAGGTACTCGGTGGCGACTTCGGCAAAGCTGCGTTCAGGGGCTTCGTCCCAATAGGACTGGCGGTAAAGTTGCGCCTTCCATTTCCCCTCTAGCGCTTCAGCCGCTTGCTTGTCGGTCGTCCGAGTAGAGCGTCTAATTGGCTCGCCGCCTCCCGGCGGGGATAGGTAGACCCACCAGAACGGTGAGTCTGGGCGCTTATACGGCATGGCTTACCTCCCGTTATCGCGCCGGGTGCATCGGTAGTGTGGCTGACCGCTGCATCTCCGGCAATCATCGCTTTGAGTGCTTGCTTGTTGACGTAGGTTTTGCCGCCGATCTTTAGCCCTGGCAGCGTGCCGCTATTCACCCACTTGGAAATGGTGGCGGGGTGGCACGACAATTCTTTAGCCGCTTCATCGCGGCTCATTAGCATTTCGCCCATGGCATTCTCCCAGGCAAAAGAAAGCCGCCTCTTGGGCGGCTGTTAATCGTTGCTTGTTAGCGGCTTCATGCGTCACCTGGCTTCAACAAAGCTTCCTGCCACGCCGCCCAAGCGATTGGCCTAGCGCTACGCTCCTTGCCATCAAACTCCGATGCATACCACGCCATAAACCGCTCTCGCTCGCTTAGCCTCATAATCTCCGCTTCCCGCTGCCGTGCCTCGATAGCCCGAAACGCCTCTTCTTCCTCCGGCGTGCATACTGCAAACTGTTCATCAAATGCTGTGCTGGTCATGATTCACCTCGTTAAAGATTGTTATCACCAGGATCCCAGCAAGAGGCGCAAACTCTATCGTCTGGGTTGGCGTTAGCGTCGGCAATTCGATCAACTAAACGCTCCTGGTTTCGCGGCGCGTTTTCCTTGATCGTGCAGCCGCACTTGGTGCACTCGTATTCAAGAAACGGGCCTCTTACGTGTCCCATAAAAACCTCCAGGCAAAAAGAAGCCGCTAATCGCGGCCATAGTCTCTAAACAGTCGTGTCGATAACCGCCACGGCGGCGTATCGGGTATGCGCCTACGCACTGCCAGCGCGGCGATGCGGCGTGCGTTGGGTAGTTGATCGAGCATATTCAGTGCACCGAACGATGACGACGCCCTTGTGCTTGCTCATTGGCGGCATCTGGCTAAACGGTAGGTGGTTGCAATCGGATAGGGCGTGGCGGCATGCTGTGCACTGCCCGCCCTTGGGCTGATGGGTCATTGCTGGGCCTCAGTCACAAACTTGTACTCCCAAATTCGCACCGCTTCCCTATGCTCTCAATTCGTTGCATCACACGCTTGGCAAGCGGCTGGTATTGTGGAGCGCGGTAAATTGACGGATGTGCGACTACCGCTACACACCGTTTTGCATCAACCAATACGTATCGAATGCTCTCGACATGCGCCGCCAGCACCTGTTCTCGCCCCTCAAGCTCAGCAACGCGCTCAGTTAGCAAGGCATTAGCCGCCCGCTCGCTTTCCAACGCCTCCGGACTACATTCAGCACGCAGCCGCTTGGCTTGTTTCAATTCGTAACTTGCCACCGACTTGACCGCATCCATACCCTGTTGGGCGGCTTTAGCCTGGCGTGCCAGCAAATACTCAAGCTCGGCAATGCGCTTATGTGCCTCGTTCAGTTCGCCCTCTATTCGCTCCATTGGTGTCATTTTGATCAGCCCTCTAATTGCTCACGCAGCTTAGCAACATAGGTTTCAAGGTATTTCAGCTTACACGCTGGGCATATAAGCCCGTTGGTAACACCATACGGCTGGCTGAATCTCAGTTCGGCAGTGATATAAGCAGGCCCAACGTCACGACCATCGCCGCTATTTACTCGCGCCCTAATAACCCCGTCGCTCTCACCGCACTCTTTACCGCAAATATCGCAAGTAACCTCACTGATTGTTCTCTGCTTAATGCCCATCACGCCGCCCTCATGCTAGCCAACTGCTTAGCCTGCTCGGCTACCTCAAGCCGCAGCTTGGCATTCTCAATCGCCAGTGCGTCGTTTTCTGCTAGCGCGGCCTCTTTTTCATGCTCGCAATCTTCCCAGCGCGATAAAACGTGATCAAGAAAGTCGTCAATCACTGCTTCGCGTTCGGCAGCGGTGCCGTTATGTACGGGTATCAGCATGGTTATCTCCAGTAATGATGTAGCGGTCGCGGCTTGGGCCGACTAGCGGTTTCTGCCCAGGCGCTAAGTGCCAGTCGAATTCATGCAAGCACTCGTCGCACTGTTTCAGATTGATTGAGCGAAACAGCCGTAGGCGCTCACTGCCGCACTTTGGGCAGCGTTTGGTTGTGGGTTTCATTCATGCTGCCTCTTCGCTATCAGCGAAAATGTCTAGCTGCTGTTCGCTGCTAGGCTTCTCTATGAATTCGCAGGTGACGATCTCGACCTTTGGGCTAACGCCATGCCACTCGGCTTGATAAACGGTGGTGTCGATGCCGCAGTTATTGCTAAGAGTGATGCCGGTTTGCTTCATGAATGTTCGGCACCGGTCATTGATCTCTTCGCGATAGCAGCGCTCACCCGAGTAGCGAAAAGATGCGGACTCTTGAGGAATGATAAAGGCGCCGAAGCTGGATATTCGCGAGCCCATTTCGATCACTCTGTACTCGAATAGACCGCCGCGGTAATTTCCTTCGTAATTGCCTGTCTTGATTTTCCCAAACGGCGGATTCGAGACTGACCAATCAAAGAAGCCCAGCCCGCGATACAGCTCCTTGTCGAACACGTCGCCTTGTATCCATTCCGCATCCGGCAGCACTCGCTTGCCAACCTCAATGTAAGCCTCGCAATACTCGACGCAGACCAAGCGCGTCGCTTTCTGCTCTAAAGCAAAGCCCAGGCGGCCTATCCCAGCGCAAAGATCAATAATCGATACGCCATCGCTGACCTCTATCGCAAAGTCGCGGGCCAATCCCTCAGGCGTAAAAAAGGCGCCGCTTAAACTGTTAAGGGCGCCCGCTGATTCTTGGTAGTTTTCGAGGATGAAATATCGCTCATTCTCGCTAAGCCTTCGGTCTGAGTGCACAAGCTCCATCACTTGATTTTGAAGCTGTGACTGTTTTTTCGATAGCCTCATTCAGCCTCCTTATGCGCTATACCGCGTCACGTAGTTTGTAATGTCTCTTGCCGCACTCACGCCGCAGCCGTACTTCAACGCTAAGCGCCGATAGCTCATGCCGTGGCGCTCTCGGTCGTGGCGCATTGCTCTAACCTGGGCGTCAGATAGCACGGCCTTTTGATGGCATTCGCCGCAGCGGTGGCCGGTGGGTGCGCGGGCTATCTGGCTCACAGCACACCGAACCACACCAGCCAGCCGTGCAGCACGCCTACCGGAAATATCACAGCGCCCAGCACTAGCAGCACCCACATTTCTTCATTAATGGCTGTAACGAAGTGCTGGATATAAGCGCCAAAAGTGGCTAGCGCGATACCGATAAAAAAGATGATTCCGAATAGTGACTGCATAATGATCTCCAGATAGTAAAAAGCCCCTTTCGGGGCTAGGCTCTGCGTTGTTCGGCGGCTAGCTGCCTGCCAACCGTTTGATGTGGCCACGACTGCCATAGCTCTGCTGGCAGCAAGCGCTTGAGCGTACCGTAGTAAATGCCTATGTCAGCGGCTAGCTCTGTTCGTGATAAACGTCTGGCCATGTAATGCTTTGCCACCTCAACCAGCGGCTTACCCTTTTGCTGCTCAAAGTTCCTCACCGCTAGCTCAGTGCAGTGACGGGGCCTGACCAGGCCGAGCGCCCTGGCGCGTACGCAAACCTGCTCACGAGGCCTTTTCAAGAAGGCGGCTATGTCGTCAATGGGTGTGCTAGTTGGGTAGTGGCGCTTAAGGTAAGCGTAATCAGCTAGTGTCCAGGGAGGTTTCGTAGCCATAAGCCCTCCAAAAGAAAAGGCCCCGCAGGGCCTAGTGGTTGTTAAGCCGCTTCTAGCTCGGCCATTGCATCGCTGTATCCAGACCAATTATCCACGCCTGCGGCCTCCAGGGCGTCTAGCTTGGCCTGGGCGGCGAGCAATCGGTCGTATTCCTTGCGCGAGATAGTGACTTGCTCCGGCGCTTTCACCTGGCTGCCGCGCTGGAATGAATCGGCAGCGGCATGTAGGCGGCTGGTATCGAGAGGCTTATGCTCGGCAGCGGCGGGCATAGGTTCCGGTTCTGGCTGCGGCTCTGGCTCTGGCTTGCGCTTCTCGGCTTCCTCGGCTTGGCGCTTGGCTTCTGCCTCGGCGGCTTCACGCTGCGCCTTGGCCGCTTCCTCCTGGCGGATGCGTTCGCGCTCGGTGTTTAGCTTGGCTTGCTCGGCGGCTTTGTGCTGTGCGATGCGTGACGTAATCACCGCCTGCAGGTCGTCGCGCTGTTTCTGGATCAGGTCGCGCCAATCGCTGAACAGGAAGGCATACTCGCCTTGCTCGGCATCTAGTAGCGCCTTGTTGCCATTGATCTCGTTTGCTAGCTGCTGGCATTCGACTTTGGCGCGGGCTACTTCGTCATCGGCGGCGGCTTGCAAGGTGCTAATCGTCTTTTTGCCCTTCATCGCGCCTACAATATCCAGGCTGTGCGCGGGCACGATTGGGCACTCCAGCTTGGCAAGAAAGGCATCAAACGCTGCAGCCGCATTGCGCTGAATCTCGATGCGCCGGTTTTCCTTCTCGGCTTTCACCAGCTTGTTCAGGTACAAGCGCTTTTGCCGCATCGTTTCGCGCAGCTCATCGATGGTATCGAACAGCTCCGCAATGCTGGCGGTTTGCTCAAGGGCGCGCTGCTTGCTTTCCTCCAGCTGCTTCTCGCCTTTCTGCAGGAATTTGACGGTGCTCTCGGCGTCGGCAAAGTCCTTGTCGGTGACCAGCTCCGTCTTGATGCTGTCGATCATCGCCAGCGCTTTGGCTTTGAAGTACGGCAAGTTCGACGCCTGCACGCCACCCGTCATCTGAATGCTGAGCGCGGGCAGCTTGTCCGGCGCTTCGCCTTGCGGCGCGACCGTTTTCTCCTGCGGCTGATAGGCTTCCAGATCGGCCTTGAATTGCGCCCAGCCTGCGATTAGTTGCTTTATCCTATCTTCGTCTCGCTCGTACCACATGTGAGCAAACCGGTCGCGAGTGCCATCAGAAGCGACAAATAGTATTCGCTCTGCGCCCGAAACCATCATCTGATGATCCATTTGCCACTTGTAATGATCTTCTAGGTCTTTGGCCTCAACTTGCTGGATCAGCGATACGGAAGCCAATTTATGCTCGAATCCAACTTCTCCCATGATTTCCAGGCCATCCATTGACGCTAGATATGTCTGGCTATCATCCTCTACCGTGCATGGGTATAGCTCACTTCCGATGATTTCTTCAGCGATGACTCGAGCCTCTGCTTCAGCCTTGTGCCCAGCGTCAAATATTCGTTGCTGCGCTTGACTAACCTCCGGCTGAACACCCGTATGCTTGAGTTTTAAAAGATCATTTCGGCTCATGTACTTGTGCTGCCCGAAGACGGCAGCGGCTTCGCTTGCTGTAAAGCGTTGAGCGCGCAAGAAGCGCCACTCTTCCGTACCTTGAATCATGTTTTCAATAACTTTCATGGCGAAGTGCCTCCGTGATTCTGGTGGTAACCCATGCGAGCTTCAGCGCTTAGCCTTAAATGCAGCGCTTCTATGTAGCTATCGCTTCTGCCTAAAAAAATCCTTTTCCCTTTATGAGATATTCGAGATACAAACTTTCCGCTTCTTTTTTCAAAGGTTATGCCTGGGTGCCCGCTAGTGTTGTCCGATCTGATTGATGCGTTTTTGGCATTCCCGTTTTCATCAACTTCACGCAAATTTTGCGGGCGGTTGTCAGTTCTGACGTGATTTATATGATCCAGCCAAAGCTCCGGCCATCTGCCGTAATACAAAGCAAAAACCACCCGATGAGCTTTTAGCCATTTGCCTAAAAACGGGCCATGAAAATAACCGCTGCTGGAAATGCTATTGAAAGCAGGCTTTCCAGCATGGCGACAGTTCCATCTAGCAGCTTCTTGCTTAGCTGAATGCCTGCCGCTAGAAAAAGCTGACGCTTCCCGCTCTTTCCAGTAGAGGAGGCCTTTTTCTGCATCCAGAAAAACAGCGGCATCTAATACCTCTATCAAAGGAGGGCTGGCTTTACTCATGCTGCCTCCTCGCTCGCCACATTGCGGATTGCGGCTTTCTGCTCTTCGGTTAGCTCAGCCTTGCTGCTGACCATCGAGATGATCTGCTCTGGCGTTTTCTTGCCCGCCTCGATCAGGCCTTGCCACTTCGGGAAGTTGCTTTCAAAAGACTCTGCCGGGTAGTGCGGTAGCGCCTGGGGTTGAGGCTGGGCTTGCGGGGTAATGTCTTTCTCGGCATGGGCGAAATGCTTACCTTCCATTTCTTCGGCGGTTGGCTCCGAGCCAATCTCAGGCCATGCCTTGCGCAGCGCTTGGGCTTCTGCACACTTGGCTAGTTGCCCAAAGGGCCGCTTCTTCCACATCGCGTTAGGTGCTTCGGAAGAAGCTCCTGCCGTGGCGTAGTTCTCAATCCAATACTCTTTTGAGGTGTAGGCAACGCGCATGCCCGACACGATCTTGTAGACGGTGTACTTGCACCACTCGGGGTAAGCCACCTTCACCGTGATGGGGTTCTTGTTGAAGTCCTGCCCCTGAAACTCTCGCTCAACGGTGGGGCCGAACTCCGGCTCGTCGGCACCGGCGTAGTTGCCGGAGCGATCCGCCTGGATGCGGTAAAGGCCAATGCCCGGCATCGGCACGTCGCGCCAATCCTTCTTGCCGCTTTGGGCGTCTTTGACCTGCATGGGCACCAAGTGAACCGGCTTCAACATAATGTCGAGCTGGCGGGCGCGGCAGTAATCAATCGCCATGATGATCGAGTCAGTGCGGGCGCCTGGGTACAGCGTGGAGCAAAGGGCGTTCCACGTTGATTCGTCGATGCCACGCTGGGCCAGCATGGGGTATTGCTCAGCCCATTGTGTTGCTGCTACTGCATTGCTCATATAAACTCCTTGATGATCTTCTTCAGACGTCGATCCGGCCCGCTACCTGTTTGCCCAGGTAAGCGGGCTTTTTATTTGCTCAACACCTGCTCAGCGTGCTTTATCGCGGCTGCGTATTGGTGCAGCGGTGCCGCGCCTAGCTTGGCTAAGCCAACGATATTGCTAAGCGCATCGCGTACTTCGCCAGCATTCGCCAGCAGCGCCTCTAGCTCGTCGTGGTCGCCCTTGTTCAAGCTCTTGCTGCCCTTAGTAACGTGGTAGACGGCGTCGCCAGTTTCTTCATCCCAGCCTGCTCGGCCAGTGGATCTCCAATCGCTCACGACCACTCCCCCTTGCGAACCTGCTTATCCCACTCAGCAATCGCCGCATCCCGCCGCGACGTGGCGTTGCGCTCAAAGAAGATGTCGCACAGCCAGTGCTCGTTTTCGGGCTGCTGTGCCCAGCGGATCAGCGAATCACAGGCGGCTCGCTCGCCTTCCTCGATGCAATCGGTGGGTGTTTTGTCGGCTTCTGGCGAGAACTGCGGATACCGCACGGCGGTTTTGTCGGGTACTGCATAAGCCATGTTCATGTGGTTCTCCTTAATCAGCAGGACGTAGACCAGGGCAAATCTCGGCAGCGTTGCCGCGATAATCGGGGTGACCAACACGGTCCAATGGCTCAACGCCTCGCGCTTCCTCAGCAGCCCAGACGGCTACCTCAGCGCAATACGTCCGGTGCAGGCTCTCTTTGTCAGCCGCGCCAAGATTGGCCGCTAGCACCATGCTCAGGCCCAAAAACATCAGCGCGATTGCGCTAAGCGTTTTCTTGTTCATTGGGAACCTCCGGTATTTGCATCCAGTGGGTCACGTCACTGCTTTTAAAAGCTCGATCAACCATGCCGCCGTAACAGAATGCACAGCAGTCAACATCCATATTTACGGTGCAGGCTTCGTATTCACCTTCGCCCCAGTAACCAACTACCGGGCACTCTTCGTAAGCGATCGCCAGCAGTACGCGCTCGCCCTGGTTAGGCGTTGATTCGCTCGCTTTATTCCATTTCATCGCGTCACCTTATTGATTAACTGGGGCGGGTAGCCAAGGCGCTTAGCCGCTGCTTTCGCTAAACGCAGGCCCAAAAAAAAGACCTTTATCAGGTCTCGGCGTAATGATGTTTCCGCGCTGTTCGCGGAGTAGGTACCGTGTAGTCATACGGCAGGCTCCTTAACCAAAGCCGAGAGGCGCTTTACTTCTTTTATGAGCGCCTGCTTATCTCGATGCAGCTTTAGATTTTCGTTTAGCTCGCGGGATAGCCTGCGGGGCATATTGATTAGGTCGTCAAACTCTCGGTATCGGTAGCGATAGCCGCCGTCGGCATGCTTCCAAATGTTGTCGCTATCAATCCGGGTTTCGTATTCATCTACATATTTCTGCAGCGCTTCCGCATCAACGTAGCCGCCATAAAACACGTAGCACTCTTTAAGCTGATCAATGCTGTTGTAGGCAATGCTCACTGTTTTTGATTCAGGGTCTGCGCAATCCCACCAGTCGTCTCTTAGTTTCCGGTCTTCCCCGTTAGCCATGCGTACGGTCATTTCTCGACCAGCGAACGCCTTAAAATTAGGGCCAGATTTTTGATACTGCAGAAAGGTACGGAAAGGCCCGCATACTCCAACCATGAAACGCTTACCATCGATAACTTGTTCGCGATGAATAAAAACTGGCCGCTTATCGAAAACATACGCCCACCGCCCATTCATCATTACCATTGCGATTATTTTCATAAACACCTCTCATAGAATTAGGCGCGCCGCCTGCTGTATCTGCGCCCCTCGCAGTGCCAGTGGAAGGGGAGCCAAGCAGCGCGGGAATAACGTCGATGCAGCGCTATTCCAACTGGTAAGGATTACTTGACGGTTGAGCGCAGGCTGCGCAGGTGGTCGGCATACTCAGCGCTGTGCTTAGCGTTATCGGCCACTGCTTGCTTAACCGCGCGGTCGTTGTACTTCTCAATCTGAGCGCGCAAATAAGCCGCATCTTGCTCTAACCACAAGATTGCGCTGTCTAGATCAGTGTCGCTTTCGTAAACGTGGCCTTTCTTGTCGGTGTACATAGGCGCTCCATCGAGGTGTAAAGGATTGCTTTACAACTGGGGTAAAAAAGCCCGACGGGGTGCCGGGCAATGCCAGTGTGATGCGCCGGACGATGCCGGTATTAGCATCGGGATGGAGGCTGGCAACCACACCAGCAATTAGGGCGCTACCCTCTCCTTTATGGTCTGCTTATGGCAGTGCTAACCGCCTGCATGTTTTGGATACTCCATCCCGATGGCCCTTGGTATTCTCAGCGCCAAGGGCGGCGCTATTCCCCGCACTACGCAGCGGAACTCGGCTTGCTCTTGGGCTGAATGACCACTTCGTAGCCTTCTGCGCAGTCATCGCACAGCACTGCCATATCACCCACATAATCAAGCTTGAAGCTGCCGTCTTTTGCTGTGCCTCTATCGAAGTCGTAATTCAGGTTTGCGTCGTAAAACGCTTTTCTGCTGCATTTATCGCAAAGGTAATAATCTGCTGCTGCCATACCCACCTCCTGTTGATTAGCCGCTAGCCTGGTTTAACCGTGAAATCATGGTCGCCTTTCCAGCCCAGTCGGCCGATGCGCTCTTTCAAGGCGTCAATAGCCGCTTGCTCTGCTTTCCCAAACCCGCTCAGGTGCCCATTGGATGCCTTGAATCGGCAGTGATCAAAGCCCTCGCGGGCTCCCGATTTAGAAACTGTGATGCTCATACCGCTCTCCTGTGATCGTGATCAAACATCGGGATAGAGAACGTACCGCAGCCCGTGAGCCGTATTGTCCGCAGCCGAAACCCGACACGGCGCTCTCTATCCCGATGCCCGCTCAGTGAACGGGCTGGTCGAATCAATTCAGCTTTTCTGAAATCTCGTCAGCGTCAACGCCATGTTGCTCACAATGAGCCTCAAACTCTGCCCAGTTCTCAGCCAAGAAGCTGTCGATTACTACTTTGTCAGTGCTGTCTAACATTGCTTTTCTCCCAACCTCAGCCGACTCACCATGAATCGACTAAGGAAGGCCCACTCTTGCGAATGGGCTTTTCGACCATATTGCTAACGTCCGCAAAATGGTTGGCTTAACGTCATCGCCTGTCGGCGCATCTCAGCTATTGGAAACGTGCCCAATTCGCTCTCGGCTCCACCCTATGTGTCAGACGTTCGGGCTTCATCGCGTCGGCAGCTAACCGGCTGCTCGGTGTGACTGTAAATATGGGCCAACCCATAATTACAGTCAAGGGGAATAACCATATTTTTTCTTTCGCCCATAAAAAACCCGCCATTGAGGCGGGTTAGCTGCTTGAAAACTTTTTACATGCTACATAAATCGAAGCCGGGTAGTGTGTTGTGAGCCAGAACAACAATGGCGCAGCTATCTACCCAAGTGGCTTCTCCGCATTTCACCGACGCTTTAATCCCAAAGCCTAGAATAATCGCCGAGAAGAAAGCTACCCCTATCCAGTTCTTCATCAATTACAGCCTCTATCAATCAAATACTTCCCACCAGAACACGCGGCCAATAATCTTTGGCGCATCCGGCCCTATAAGACCGTGCACTTCTTCGGGGTACTCATCAGAGTTGTCAGAAACCAAGCGCACACGCCCCAGCGGCAGCTTGTATAGGCGCTTAATGCGCAGCATGCCGCCGTGGTCGAGCGCATAAATCTTGCCATCGATGATGTGGCGGGTGCCTTTGTCGATCGCAATAGGAGAGCCGTCGGCAATCGTGGGCATCATGGAAGTGCCGCTTGCTGTGGCACACGCGGCGTGCTCTGGTGAAATCCCGCGTTTCGCTAGCTTGGATAGCGAGAAGCGCATCTTGTGGCCATGATTTTCCATAACCTGGGTGCGGCCATCGCCAGCAGCGAACTCTACCTCGTAGAAACACGGTAGCTCTACTTGGTCAGCACCTAGCGGCTCATCGCCATCAACCACTTCTGTTTCATGGAATACCAAATCATCAACACGCGCTGCAGAACCAGCGCGCTTCTCTTTGGTGCCTTCCATAGCGCCTTCACCTGTAGCCAGCCAGCGCGCATCCACGCGCAAGGCGTGAGCGATCTGCACAAGCTTGCTGGTCGACAGCACCTTGCCGGTTTCTAAGTTTGAGATCGTCGTCTGATCAAGCCCTGCTGCTTCAGATAAACGGGCCTGACTCATCTTCCGATACTTTCTTGCCTGCTTAAGGCGATCTTTTAATTCCATGCCTGAATTATTAGGGGCTGACCCATACGCTTGCAAAGGGGAATAACCATATCTATGATTAGGGGAATACCCATAGGGAGATAGGCCATGGACCCGCTTTTCAATCGGCTGGTTGACCACTTCAAAACACAAACCAAGGCCGCTGAGGCGCTTGGCGTAGACCAGACCACCGTTTCTGGCTGGGTGCGCGGTAAGCATGGAATGTCTCCTGCTGTAGCTCTACGAGCCGAAAAAGTCACAGAAGGGAAATTCAAAGCTGCCGAGCTTTGTCCGTCTGTTTTTGGCAGCGGCCAAGCCGCTTAACCCCAACCGCCTGCCTGTGAAGGCCGCGACATTCCCGGTACAGAGGTAATTCCATGACTCGATACCTATCCGATGATCGTCGCCGTAAGCAAGAAGGCGAACACTTAACCAACGTCGTGAAAGTGCGCTTCACCGATGCTGAGCTAGAGGACATTGAGCGCGCGGCGGCAATGACCACTGGCGGGCGCATCGCGCCGTTACTTCATGAGCTGTCTCTGGAAGCCCTGGAAGCGCGGCGCATTCATCAAGCGCAGCTGTTAGACGACTTAGCCAACGGGCGCCCATTGGATGAGCGTGCCCGCCAAACCCTAGCCGAGCTAATGGCAAAAACCGCTGAACGCCACTTATTGGAAAGCGTGGCACGGCGCGCAATGGCCTGACAGGGCCGAGGAGTAAGCAGTGATTGATCGTCAGGTAATCGCGCTCGCAGTAGCGAGTATGTCGGCAGAGGGGTTGCAGGCAGCACGGCAAGAAGCTGCGCATCGGCGTATGAGCGTCGAGGACGTAGTGCTGGAGGCAAACCTTAGCGCCGTAAAAGAGCAGCTGTACGCGCTACGGCAATCCGCTGTTGCTGCGCCGTCGTTAACCGTGATTGAGGGAGGTCGGGCGTAAGCCCGGCTTTTCGATAGTAGGCCCTGGTAGGGCAGTCCTGAAACGACAAAGCCCGGCATATCGCTGGGGAGCGTGCCGGGCTTTGAAGAACACCAAGTGAGGCAATTATGAGCGATACCGCAGAAATTTACCAGTTTCCAGAGCGTCGTGATGACGCCCAGGCACCGGCAGCGCCGAGCAAGGGGCCACAAGTGGAGGATGGATACACTCGCATCGCCAACGAACTGCTCGAGCAGGTAATGACAGCACCGCTGACGCTTCGAGAAATGCGCGTTGTAATGGCGGTTATTCGCCTGACGTATGGCTGGAACCGCAAGCAAGCACGTTTAACGGGTGGTTTGCTAGCCAAGCTAACCGGTATGCCAGACACCAAAGCAAGTAAGACACTAGCCTCCTTGGTCGAAAAGAACGTGGTTATTCGCCATGGTGGCAGCCGCTCGCCAGTATCGCTAAACAAGCATGCTGACCAATGGATGCTGACGGTGCCAGAGCGTAAAACACCACCACCCAAGCAAGCTAAAAACACCGAGACTTACCAAAACGGACAGGGCGATCCAAAACGGTATGACTCTTACCAAAATGGTAAATCTGAGTCTTACCAAAATGGTAACGCTTCTAAAGACAGGAAAGACAAACCCCTTCTCACTACGTTCGAAGGGGATAGCGATCCCGCTCCGAAAAATCCAAAACCCACCGCACCCAAGAAGCCCGCCAAAGCAAAACCGGCAGCGCTTGATCTTACCGATCTGCCAAACGGGGTTTCTGTCGAAGCCGCCAAGGCGTTCATTGACCACCGCAAGGCGTTGAAAAAACCACTTACCCAACGGGCGCTCATGCTCGCTCTTGGCGAGGCCGTGAAGGCTAGCGAGGCCATCCCAGGCATGACGCCAGACCAAGCGATTGACGAGGCCATCTTGGCAGGCTGGCAAGGCGTCAAAGCTCAGTGGTTGATTAACCGCCAGGGTGGCCGTGGTGCACAGCCCCAACGCAGCGATGGCCGCATGGGCTTTGCTCAACCGATGCCGGTGGGCTCTTACGGCACTAACGATCTTGAACTTCCTGCATGGGCGAGGGATTAATCATGTCGCAACCACTGACGACCACCCCCAAGGTGCGCGGCCAACTAGCCAGCATGCTCGCCGGTACCGCTTACACCAAAGCTGACACCTGCCGGATTCATGGCGCGTTTACCAACACCATAATGCCCAACGGGCAGTGGGCTGGCTGCCCTGTGTGCGTGATGGACGATGCCAAGGGTGTTAGCCAGGCCGAAGTGAGTCAAGCCAGCGAAGCCGGAAGCCGTCGGCGGCTTGAGAAGTTGCGTGAAGAGTCGCTTATTCCGAAGCGCTTTGTTTCCAAGTCGCTGACAGGCTTTGAAGCGCATACCCGAGAGCAAGCCTATGTGCTGAACGTCTGCAAGGCTTATGTCACCAAGTTTGACGAACGCCTTGAGCAGGGCGGCGGGCTGATCTTCACCGGCAGCGTGGGCACCGGTAAGAGTCATCTAGCTTATGCCATCGGTAACGCGCTACTAGCCGGTGGCCGCGTGGTCATGGGTATCGATGTTTACGAGCTGATCGACCTGATCAAAGAGCGTGCATTCGGCAAGGAAAAGGGCGCAAGCGAGCGTGAGGCTATCCGTGCATTCGTCGGCGGCTTAGACCTGCTGATTTTGGATGAGGTGGGCGCGCAGCTCGGTACCGAGTGGGAGCGCCTGATGCTCTTCAAGATCATCAATGAGCGCTACAAGCAGATGTTGCCGACGCTCCTGATTAGCAATCTGGAAGCCGACAAGCTCGAGGAGTACATGGGCAAGCGCATCATCGACCGGATGCAGGAAGGCGGCGGCGCCACGCTCAAGCTGGATTGGGGCAGCTACCGGACGCAGCGGGGTGCGGCATGAGCGAACTGCCAGCACTAACCGAAGCCGTCGTTCAGGACGCTATTTATGCGCACTGCCAATCCCGTAACCACGAAATCACGGTTCCCAACTGCGGGACAGTGTTCTTGTATGAAAGCGATGTCGTGAGCATGACCAAAAACCGGGTTGGCCATGAATTTGAAGTAAAGGTCAGCCGCGCTGATTGGCTGGCTGAGCTGCGCAAGATTGCCTCTACAGAGAGCAATGCCAAGCGCTCGCGAGCTGCCCGCCTCAACCAAGCCAAAGATATTGCTAATGCGCTAAAGACAGCTTGGGCGCGTGGCGAAGTTAGAAGTGGCCCTGAATTCAACTACACAGAAGACCCGACGCCGAACTATTTCTGGGTAGTAGCCAAGCCCGGAATCGTTAAGCCCGAGGAGCTACCTGCTTACGCTGGTCTTATGGAAGTTGAAACCTACAGCTTCGGCAATCGATTGGCGCAAGTAACGCCAGCGCCGCGACTCCACACCCTCAAGATGACTGACCGCCAAATTCTTGCCATGGCTCGCGGTGTATCGCTGCGCTACTGGCAACAGAGAGGTGCTGCCTCATGAATCCATCTATCCGCCTCACCGCACTTATGGGGGTGCGTCATGCGGCTAACTAAATACGACAAACCGATGACGGCAGCGCTATCTCAGCCAGAGCCCTTGCCTGGGGGCAAGAGCCGTCCATCCATTCTCGGCAATGCTGATTATGTTGCCGATCTCAAGACCAAGACGAAAGGAAAGGTTGTGGCCGCCAAGTGGGGCTTAGCCCTCAACACGGTCTGGCAGCACCGCTCGATTCTACGCAAGCGGGGTGAGCTATGAAGCCTATTGAGCCGGGGTGCTTAGCCCTAGTCGTGAATGCGAATAAAGACAGAAGCATGATCGGCAAAGTGATGAAAGTAACTGAGCGCGCTCAAGACAAAGACCATTTTTTTGATGGTAATCCAGCATGGCGGCTAGATAAACCTATTCCAAACTTGGCTTGCGAGGACTGGCTGATTCGCATTGACGATCATGATTTAAACGTCGAAGAGCAAGAGCTGGAGGTGGAGCATGGGTAAGCCACTTACCTACACCATTCGAACCTCCGACGAGGTTCAAGGTGTATTGGCCCGCATCACTAGTGCAATCGGTAGAGGCATTCATCGCGCTCCTGTAGAGGTCTCACTGAAGCATCAAGAGAGCAAGCGCGGGAGCCTATCAAACGCCAAATTCCACGCAATGATTGGCGACCTGAACAAGCAGGCCGTTATCACTATGCCCGGCAAGCGAGTCGCGCTCTCTAAATACGACGCCGAAACCTGTAAGGCGCTCTTGGTTATTTGGTTTGCCAAAGAGCGTGAGCTGAACGGTGATCCGCTGCGGAGACCGCCGCGCACAGAGATCGACCCCATGACAGGCGAGCGCATATCCATTCGGCCATCAACCACCCAATGGGGCGTTAAAGACACGTCCGACTTTATCGAGTTTTTGTATTCGCTGGGTGCTGCTAGCGGCGTGAACTGGTCGGAGCCAGCGCTAAGAGAATATCAGGATTACAAAGAAGCGAGGGCCGCGTGATGCTTAAAACAAAACCCTACCGCTCGCGGAAATGGCTATCTGCCGTGCACGAGATCGAGCATTGCGTCCTATGCGGAAGCTGGGGCGTACAAGCCGCCCACAGCAACCAAGACCGTGGTATGGGACAAAAGGCATCAGATAGCTTGTGTGCTGCGATTTGCCCGCCTTGCCACCATGAGATTGATAACGGCAGGCACTTAACACAGGAGCAGCGTCGCGCCCGCCTAGATCGCGCCATTGTGCTGACGCTCGATGTACTAACAAGACGCGGATTAGTAGGAGCTACCAAATGACCATCTGGATTATCCCCGCTTTGCTAGGCATTGGCGCTGCGGTGTTGATCGCGTTCACCGCATTCATTTTCAAAGGCCTGGATGACCAGGGTGAGCCGCTGGAGGGCGAAGAGTGATTGTCGGCATAGATCCAGGCCAGAGCGGCGGGATTGCGTATATCCACGAGTCAGGCGCGGCCTCATTCGCGTATCCGATGCCGGTGGCTGGCAAAGAGATCGACGGCCATGCCATTGCTGCGTTACTGCGTGAGTGGCAGCCAACAGTGGTCTATATCGAAAAAGTCCACTCCATGCCTAAGCAGGGCGTTGCTAGCACGTTTAAGTTCGGCATGGGATACGGCGTCATCATCGGTATCTGTGACGCCCTGGGGCTGCCTTATCGGCTGGTGACACCGCAGGCGTGGAAGAAACAGGTGCTGGCAGGCACTACAAAGGACAAAGATGCGGCCATCAGCTTCACGCGCCGCGCATTCCCACACGTTGACCTGACCCCAGGCGCCAAGCGTAAGCCTCATGACGGCATGGCCGACGCGCTCTGCATTGCTGAATACGGGAGGTGTCAGTGAGCTACACAATCAGATGGATCATGGCGGGCGCGCTGATGCTAGCCGCCATCGCCTTCGGCGCCCGGGTGGGCGCATCAATCTGGGATGAATGCCGAGAGGCCGGGCATAGCGCGCTGTACTGCGTGAGGATGGTGGCGCGATGAACGAGCGCCCAGCAGCATGGCCCGACGGTCGCCCACTAGGCGGCGAGAACGGCTATCCACCTGAGTGGCACGAATGGGCCAGAGAACAGGAAGTGAAGTACGTTGCCAAGCAGATGCTCCGAGTACCACAAGGGCAGCGTAGAGCAGTGCACGGCCAGTGGGCGAAGGTATTCCCGCACGCAACACCGCAACGGATAAAAGACGTTTGGAATGAATTAGTTGCAGAGAAAAACGCAACGCGGCGGGGCAACAAAACGCAACAGGTGCGCAATAACGCAACGAAAACGCAACGGCAGCGCAACGGCAGGGGGTGGTGATGCGTTTTATATCAGCGAGGCAATGTATTTTTGATGCGTATCACGAACAGCGTGGCAGTGTGATGCAGCACGCTGCAGAGATAGCGAGGATGGGCGCGCAGATACAGACGACGCAGCGTAACAACAACGATTGGCGGATAGTGCATGGCTTGGAAGCGGGGCAGGTTATTAGCGTCGTTGAGCGTTTGCCGCAGCACATGCAGGCGTTGGCTCGCTATTGCTTCGGGCCGTTCACCCGCGATGAGCTGGCAGAGGATCGAGAGTGGATACACACCGCGCTGATGCACGTCGGCATGCAAATGCGGCTGCCAGGGCAGGGGCAGGCAGAGCGACCGCCGTCAGAAGCGGCGCGTCAGCTGCGCTGGATCGTGTCGGCTGCGATTCACCATCACGCTGAGACAACGTACCCGTATAACCGGCCAGGGCTGCATAATCCTCGGCGCATTGCTGCGTGGATTGAAGCAGAGCATGGGGAAGCGGTAGATGTTGGTCGCTGGTCACGATCAGGCCGCGCTTGCTGGGGTGGCGTATGGGAGCGGTTGCTAGACGTGCTAGATACGTGGGAGTGCTCAGCGCTTGCGCCGGTGGCTGCGCTGATTAGTAAAGCTGCTTAGACTAAAGGCGAACAAAAATAATATTTGCAATGGGAAATAATTTCCCCTAACCTGTGGTTATCGAAGCAGCAAACACCAACCGCAGCGGAGAAAATAACATGAGCTACAACATCCAAGGCCAACTTTTCAACACGCGCGATGAAGCACTTACCCAACTAGTAGCGCTATGGGTTTCTAATGGCGGCGAGCAAACCGACTGGGATGAAATAAAAAGCGCCCTGAACGACAGCGATACCCCCGCCGAGATTATCGAAGAATGGGGCGGCAGTCTGGGCGAATTTGTGGAAGAAGCCGACGAAGGTGAGCTGGTCGATCATATCAAAACCCGCAAAACTGACATCATCGCCGCTTGCTAATAAAAAACCAAACCCTGGCAATGACCAGAGCCTGAAAACACAAAGGAGCTTCTATCATGGCGGCAGTAACTCAAGACGATATTAATACTTTTATATCTACATTCATTGACGTAACAGAAGGCACGCGGGAAGGAACTTTCTGCTGGGCACTAAGCAAAATGGCAAATGTGACCAGCGCAAGAGAAATGCAGATCATGGGCGACGGGCACAAAACACACCAATCAGCCATGTTTGCAGGTATTGGTTACATCAAGAAATGCCGGAATGATCTTTATCGGGCAGCGCAAAAAGAAGCAATCGAAAGCGCTCGCTACATTGCGATGAAAAACAAGGCCGCTAATGCATGATCGACGCCCGCACCCACTACGACCCGGCCAGAGCGCCGGACTTAATCGCCTCAGCAACCAAAACGGCAGGCTCACAAAAAGAGCTAGCGGAGCAGCTAGGCGTGACGCCGCGCACACTTCGCCATCTATCCCGCCGCGAGCGGGATATGTCGTACACCATGCAAGTAGCGTTAGAACAGATCACGAATAGCGGATAGCTTGCAGGATGGGCACGAACCAACCATAATATCCCCACTATCTAATTCTACGCCCTGGCTTTGAGCCGGGGCGTTTTCGTTTCAGGCCCTGCCAGTCTCTGGTGTGGCTTTTCTGTTTTTCCCCGCCGTGAGGCGCTGGAGCCCTACATGACAACCTCCCTCAAGCAACGACTGGTCGCCTCGGTCATGGATCGAGAGGGTGGCTACGTCAATCACCCGTCTGATCGTGGCGGCCCGACCAATTACGGCATCACTGTCGCGGTAGCGCGTGAGAACGGCTACCAGGGTGATATGCGCAGCCTGCCGAAGTCACTGGCCGTGCGTATCTATGAAGCACGCTACTGGACAAGCATTCGCCTCGACCGCATCGCGCCGATCAGCGCCACGCTGGCAGAATACCTGTTTGACTTCGGCGTTAACTCTGGCCCAGGCCGAGCGGCGCAAGAGCTGCAGCGCACGCTTAACGTGCTGAATAGTCGCGGCAAGCTGTTTCCTGATCTCAATGTGGATGGTGCCGTGGGGCCTGTCACGCTGAACGCGCTTGCCGATTACCGCAAGGCGCGTGGCGGCGCTGGACTGTACGTGCTGGCAGAATCTATCAACGGTGTGCGCATCGCCTTCTGTCGCGGGCTGGCTGAGCGAGACGAACGACAAGAGGACTTCGCATACGGGTGGTTTAAGCGCGTCGTCAATCTGCGCAACGAAGTTGAAAGCGATCAGGCGGACAGCATGGCGGTTTCGCTGTATGCCGAAATTGATACTGAGGTGGCCTGATGCCATGGCGAAACACCGGACTGATACAGGAGGTGCTGCTGGCGTTGGGTACGTCAGTAGCAGTCGTTATGGGTCTACTCGCTAAGATCGCTCACGAGGTCAAAAGCGGTGAGCGTGAACGTTTCTTTACGCGCCGATTGTGGCTGGATGCTCCGGCACTGGTGGTGATGATTACTATCGCTGCCGGTATCAATCTCTATTTCGACCTGACCGGCTGGCCTGCGTCTGCCGTGGCAGCGGTATGCGGCTGGGCGGGCCCGCGCAGTATCGACCTAATGCTCCTGGCCCTGGCTGACCGCGTGAGGGGTGCCAAAAAATGAATCTAGTCACGAAAGCGCTGAGCGCCATCACTGGCCCGCTGTTCGGCGTCATCGACAAGGCAGTGACCGATAAAGACGAAGCCAACCGGCTCAAGTCGGAGATTCGGTCGCAGCTCATCGAGTCGCAAGACTCGCTGCTCAAGGCTCAGATGCAGATCATCTTGGCCGAAGCGCAGGGCGAGAGCTGGCTGCAGCGTAACTGGCGACCGCTGTTGATGATCGTGATAGTTGCTGTGATTGCGAACAACTATCTGCTAGCCCCTTACCTTGGCGCGATCTTCGGCGTGGGGCTGCAGCTAGATCTACCAGAGCGGCTATGGGACTTGATGACCATCGGCGTGGGTGGCTACGTCACCGGTCGCACGGTGGAGAAGGGCATTAGCTCATGGCAGCAAGGCAAGGCGCAGTCAGGCCTCTACCGTGAAGCTGACACCAAGTAGGCGCGTTGAAGCGTGGCTTCGGCTGCGCTGGATTGTCGCCACGTTTTTACTGTCGACGTACTGGCATCGCAAACACAAACACTTCGCGAGGAAGTCGAGATGAACGATCAAGCGATTGAGCAAGAGATTCTAGATAAGCAATTAACTTCACCTCGCCTGTCGCCCGAGCACATCGACGACATGATTATTGCTGGCTCCTGCCATGTATTTCCTGGCACAACCGTCACGGTGTGCTGCCTGACTCTGCGCAATGGCACCAAGCTTGTTGGTACTAACTATGGCGCAATCGACCCTAAACAGCATGACTGGGATCGCGGCAAGCAGGAGGCTTATAACGAGGCTCGTGAACAAGTGTGGCAGCTAGAGGGGTACTTGCTGCGTCAGCGGCTGCACGAGCAGCAGGGCAATATTAGAGGCGGGAGCTAAGCCATGAAGCTTTATCAATCCCACAAGCAAGTTCACGCCGAGCCGATGAGTCGCGGCGAATACTCACGCCATGTTGCAAAGAGCAATCACAGCAAGATGGCCAAGCCATCCAGCGATGGCTTCCCCGACGACCCTGGCTACCTAGTCATCTACAACAAAGACACCGTAGACCACTACGAGTCTTGGTCGCCGAAGCACGTATTTGACGACGGCTATACCGAAGTAGTTTAACTCTCGCCGTGAGGCGACACGCCACGCTGTGAAGCGTTGCACCGGTCGCGCTGTGAAGCGCCGCCATGTAGGCCATGCCGTGAGGCAGTGCCACCCACCGCCGCACGCTGTGAAGCGTCCGGCACCTATTCAGGTGGAGCGTTATGGATGTCGAAGCCATCAACCTGCGCAAGCGTTTGGCGCTGCTGGACACAGGCCAAACGGTCGAGATTGACACGCTCATGGATAATGAAGGCGACGAGTGTGGCTGCGAAGGTGCCCGCGCATTTGTCCTTGAGTTGCCCGATGGAACTTGGTTCGCCGACAGCGTTGATAGCTACGCAACCGCAACGATTCACTAAAGCATGGAGACGCTGCCCGTTAAGGGTGGCGTTTTTTTATGGCGAAGTTAACAGCAAAACAGTCTCGCTTCGTCGATGAGTATCTGGTTGACCTTTCGGCTACTAAAGCGGCGATTCGGTCCGGCTATAGCGAGAAAACGGCAGGGAGAACCGGTCACGAAAACCTGAAAAAACCTGAAATTGCCGAAGCCATCCAGCAGCGCATGGAAAAACGCTCTGAGCGTACTCAGTTAACTGCTGATGAAGTGGTTTTGCAGCTTGCTCGCATGGGTATGTCTGATGTCCGAAAGCTGTTCACGCCTGACGGACGATTGAAGGCGGTTCACGATCTGGATGACGATACGGCAGCTGCAGTGCAAAGCATTGAAGTAGTCACGAAGATGATTCCAGGCCAGGAAGATGAGGAGCCTGAAGTTGAGTACCTGCACAAGATCAAGATGATTGACAAGATCAGGCCGCTAGAGTTGATCGGTAAGCACATGGGCAAACAGCTTGGCCAGTGGGCTGAAAAGCACGAGCATGAGCATAACGCTGGCAAAAGCCTTGCTGACCTGTTGAAAGAGGTGCGCTCCGAGCGATGACGCGAGCAGAAGAAGTTAAGCGCGCTAATGCGTACTTGCGAGCACTTGAGAAAGGCCGCCTGACTGAAAAGGCTGATTTGGTCGAGGCCTTGGCGCTCAAGTGGTTTCGTATCTGCGCGCTGTACAAGATCAAAGATAAGGATGGTCGCGTTCAGGTGTTCACACCGAACGATGCGCAGAGAGAGCGTTATATCAACCGGCATTGCCGCGACATTATCCTCAAAGCACGTCAGCTTGGCTTCACGACCTTTGAAATGATCGACGCCCTGGATGACTGCTTGTTCATCGATAATTTCAGCGCTGGCTGCATCTGTCACAAGCTCGATGACGCACAGGATATATTCCGGAACAAGATCACGTTTGCATACCAAAATGTCAGCGATGCATGGCTTGCTATCTTCGACATGATCGGCTTGAGGTTTCCTAAGCCGTCTAGCGATAAAAGCGGCAGTGGTGCGTATGTGTTCGATAACGGCAGTTCTATTCGAGTCAGCACGTCATACCGTGGCGGTACGCTCCAACGGCTGCACGTTTCCGAGTTCGGTAAGATATGCCGCCAGTATCCGCATAAAGCGCAAGAGATCGTTACCGGTGCGTTTGAGGCTGTTGGTCTTGGCAATCAGATAACACTAGAAAGTACCGCTGAAGGTCGTGAAGGCTATTTTTTCAGCTATTGCGAGTCAGCGCGTCAACTGCAGGATCAAGGCCGCAACCCAACTTCGATGGACTTCCAGTTTCATTTCTTCCCTTGGTGGCAAGAGTCAGCGTATACGCTCGACCCTAAAGGTGTGGTGATACCGCAGCGGCTAAACGAATACTTCGAGCAGCTAGAGCATAAGCACGGCATCAAGACTAGTGATGGACAGCGCGCCTGGTATGCAAAGAAATCAGAGGTGCTGCAAGACGATATGCAGCGCGAGTACCCCAGCACACCAGAGGAGGCGTTTAGCCAGTCGGTGGAAGGTGCGTATTTCGCCACGCAAATGCAGCATCTACGGAAGAACAAGCGCCTCACGTCTGAGGTGCAGGTCAACCCGAGCCTGCCGGTTTATACTGGTTGGGACTTGGGCATGAACGACACTATGGCGATTTGGTTTGCTCAGGTCGTTGGGCGTGAAGTGCACCTGGTGGACTACCTCGAAGGCGAGGGAGAAGGCATCGAGTATTACGCTGACCTGCTGAACAAGAAGGGCTACCGCTATGGTGGCCACTTCGGGCCGCACGATCTGGCGGTTAGAGAGCTAGGCACTGGCCTGAGTCGTTCCGATGTTGCCAAAGGCTTTGGCATTAACTTTGAAACAGTGCCACGCATTAGTAATCACGCCGAGGGCGTGCAGGCCACGCGCCAGTTCTTGCCGATGTGCTGGATAGACGAGGAAGCATGCCACCAGGGCGTGCTATGTCTCGACAACTATCGCAAGGAATGGGATGACAAGCGCGGCGTATACAAATCGACGCCTCGCCACGATTGGGCATCCCACGGTGCCAAAGCGCTAGAAACCCTCGCACGCTCATCGCTATTTACCAGAGCGCAGCTGCCCACCACCTCCGCTAACCGCGAGTCGCGTGGCGGCTGGAACGCTCATACCTGAGAGAACGATATGCAGCCAGTCAAGCAAGACATCTTGTGCCAAATGGTTATTCAGGACATCGAAGGGGTCGTTGATGCGACCCGGGAAGAAGATGGAGCGCTTCGTATTTACTACATCAGGCAGGACGGAAAAGAGCGAGTCATGCTATGCGTCCCACCAATTCCAGACGATCTGGATGGCCGTTACTCCTGGCTGGAGCAGGTACGCCGCACTATCACTGCCGACAATCGGCTAGCCGCCCACACCTGATACCACCGCTGGGAGTCGCTATGATCCACACCACACCGAACGGCTCGCAACAGCAGCGGGCGCGCACGGCAGCATTGCGCCTCGCGGGACTGCAAAGCCGTGACATTGAGAAGTTTGCCCGCGATGCCGCCATGGGTATTGCGCAAGAGCTGATGAAGTACGGTATCCCAATTCCCTCCAAGCGTTTCCGTCCCGACGTTGGCAACGTGCAAATCGATATGATCCTCATCGAAGAGAAGGTGACCACGCCAGAGCCTGGTATGCGCCTGCAGTTTGAGGTCGAGGGCAACATGGGCGTGACGTTCAACGTCAAGCTATTGGAGTTCCTAGACGATCCCGCTGGCTACGTGACCGACCTCTTTAAACAGCTAGGCCCGATGCGCCGCAACGTACAGCGCATGCGTACCCACAAGCGCGCTGCCGATGCCGCTATCTACAAGGCGATAACGCAGGGTGCTGCTAATGGCTAGTTTGGGACTACTGCAGTACAAGTCGGCGACTGAGATGCACGCCGAGCAGGCCGCCGAAGCCCAGCAAATGCAGGCCGAGGAAGAGCGCCGTCGCCAGATCATGGAGTCGTCGCTTGGTGCGCATATTCGCCGGTCATGGGAATCCGCCAAGACCGCTAAGCAGGAGGTCGAGTACCGCTTGCTTGATTGCCTTCGCCGCCGTAAAGGCGAGTACGACCCCAACAAGCTAGCGGCGATTCGCAAGGAAGGTGGTGCTGAGATTTACATGATGTTGACCGCCACCAAGTGCCGCGCCGCCGGTGCTTGGATTCGCGACATTATGATGCCTGCGAATGAGCAGCCGTGGGGCTTGCAGCCTACACCAGTGGCTGACGTGCCCGATGAGTACGTAATGCCCGTGTTTCAGCAGCTCCAGCAGCAAGCGATGCAGGCGCAGCAGCAGGGCCAGCAGGTGGATATGGTTTCGCTGATCGAACAAGCCCGCGAGCAAGTGCGGCAAATGGCGCAAGAGAAGGCCGAGGAAGCTGCCGAACGCCATGAAGACGTGATTGCCGATCAGCTAGCCGAAGGTGGCTGGTCTGAGGCGTTTGAGCAATTCGTGGACGACTTTGTCACTTATCCTGCTGCGTTTGTGCGAGCACCAATCCTGCGTCGCGTGCCTACGCTGGAATGGCTAGAAGGCTGGCAGCCGGTCAAGAGCACCACTATCCGACCTGAGTTTGAGCGGGTATCACCGTTCGATATGTACCCCAGCCCGGACGCCACCAGCGTAGACGACGGCGCATTCATCATTGAGCGCGCGCGCTTTACCCGGATGCAGCTTAACCAGCTGATTGGCGTGCCGTCGTTCAATGAAGAGTCGATTCGTCGTGTGCTGGAGCAGTACGGCCAAGGCGGATTACGTGACTGGCTATGGACAGATGGCGAGCGTGCCGAGCTAGAGGGGCGTGGCCATGAGTGGCTTACCCATGGTGAAACTATCGATGGCCTGATCTACTCCGGCGGTGCTCAGGGCGTCACGTTACTGCAGTGGGGCGTCAACCCTGACGAGATCGAGGACCCGCTGGCAGAGTATGAGATTGAGGCCATCTTGATTGGCCAGCACGTTATTCGCGTTCGCATTAACCGTGACCCGTTGGAGCGTCGGCCGTACCACAAGGCGAGCTATCAACCGGTGCCAGGCAGCTTCTGGGGCCAAGCTATCCCCGAGCTGATGGCTGATATTCAAGACGTGTGCAACGCCACGGCACGCAGCTTGGTGAACAACCTCGCTATTTCCTCCGGGCCGCAGGTGGAGGTGTATGAAGACCGCCTGCAACCTCAAGAAGACCCGACCAACATTTATCCGTGGAAAATCTGGCGTACCAAAGATAGCCAGGTCACCGGTAATAACGCCGCCGTTCGCTTCTACCAGCCCAGCAGTAACGCGGCTGAATTGCTCGCTGTTTACGATCAATTTGAGCGCCGTGCCGATGATGCGACCAACATACCTCGCTACACCTATGGCAATGAGAACGTAGGCGGTGCTGGTAATACTGCGAGTGGCCTATCGATGCTCATGGAATCCGCGAATAAGGGGATCAAAGACGCCATCCGGCATATTGACCGCGGTGTGTTGCGCCGAGTGATCGAGGCGCTTTGGCTCTACAACATGCAGTACAGCGAAGACCCGAGCATCAAAGGTGATTGCAACGTTGTCGCGCGTGGTAGCTCTGCCATGCTGATTCGCGAGCAGACGAACATGCTACGCCAGCAGTTCCTGCAGCTGACTCAAAATGAAATGGATATGGGTATTGTGGGTATGGAAGGCCGTCGCAAGCTGTTGGATAGCGTGGCTGAGAAGCTGGATATGCCAGGCCTGATCCCCACGCAAGAGCAAATGGAGCAGAACCTAGCCGAGCAGCAGAAGGCACAGCAAGCGCAGCTAGAGGCTCAACAACAGATTGAGCAAGCCAAGGCGCAGGCTGAAGTGGCCGTCAAGCAGGCTCAGGCTAAGAAGTACGGCGCCGACGCGGCTGAAACCCAAGCCGACACCCAGATCGCCCAGCAAATGGCACCGCTGGATGCCCAACACCTGCTGGCACAGATTGCCAAGCTCATTGCCGAAACGCAGAGAGGCCAGAATGAACGAGCAGCAGTGGAAAGCCCTGTCGCGAATCAACAGCAGCCCAGAGGGCCAGCACCTGCGGGAAATGCTCAAGTCCCAGCGCGAGGATTGTCGCAGCCTGCTGGAGCAATGCCGCGATAGCGCAGAGTTAGCGCGTAAGCAGGGCGAGGCCACTGCACTAGCGGGCCTTATCGAAAAGTTAGAAACCGCGCGTGATGTTATCGACACGCGCTTTAAGTAGCCGGATGCGTCCGGCCTCACAAGCAAGCCGCTTCTTTGGAGGCGGCTTTTTTGTGGGCAACGCTCAACACTGCAGGTTGAACACGTTACCCGAATCGTGAACCCCGGCTAAGACCGGCTCACAGACACGCCGTGAGGCGTCATAGGAGTTGAAATGTCATTACCCCAGTCCGTACAGGCACAAGCTGCCGCTGCCGCTAAGCACTTTGACCGCGAGCCAGAGAATCCCGACGCCAATAAGGCCAAGGCTCCTGACAGTGAGCAAAACCCGCCACGCGACGCTGAGAAGCCGGACACTGACAAGCCCGATACGCAATCCGCCGAGCCACCGAAAGACGAGCCGAAGCCAGAAATCCAAGATGCGCTGTATTGGCAGCATCGATTTCAAGTGCTGCAAGGCAAGTACAACGGTGAGCTTCCAGCGCTGCGCAAAGAGATCGAACAGCTAAAACAGCACGTCGCTGGCAAGGATCGGCGCATTAATGAGCTTGAAAAACAAGCGCCTGCACCCGATAGCAGCGGCATCACTGACGACCAGCTCGCCCACTTCAAGCAGGAGTTTGGCGAAGACCTGGTGACGTTCATTGAGCGCATGACCCAAAAGGGAGCGGCCCCAACTGATGCCGGTAACACCAAAGAGCTGCAGGAGCGTCTGGATCGTCTCGAATCCGAGAAGCACGAAGACGCTGAAGCACGCTTTTGGGTGAGCTTAGAGCAAGCGGTGCCCAATTTCCGACAGGTCAACAGTGATCCCGCGTTCCTGCAATTCCTTAGCACGCTCAATCCACAAACGGGTAAGCAGTACCAACAGGCACTCAGCCAGGCGCAACAGAGCCTAGACGCGAAAGGGGTGGCTGACGTTTTCAAACTCTATCTGAACCAGGCGAAGCCAACGCAGCAGCAGCGCCAAGTCCCCGATGAACAAGTGGAGCCGCGCACCACGAAAGCAACGCAAACGCCGAATTCTCAAGGCGGCAAGTTGTGGACGGGTGCCGACATTGCCCAGTTCTATCGAGACAAGACCGCTGGCCGCTATGCCGCCGATGAAGCGCAACGCCTGGAAGCCGACATATTCGCCGCCCAACGTGAAGGCCGGGTTCGCTAACCCGGCTGGCGGTTCAACGATTCTCGCCGTGAGGCGATAAGAGGTTATTCCAATGGCAGGTCCAGTACGCGACGCAAGTCATCCCGACTACTCCAGCACGTCCGCCTCCGGGTTCATCCCGCAGGTCTGGTCGGGAAAGATGGTTGAAAAGCTGTATCAGCGAACCTGTTTCGCTGAAATCTCCAACACTTACTACGAGGGTGAGATCAAGTCGCAAGGCGACACGGTGATGATCCGCACCACACCGTCTATCACGATCAACGACTATGAGATTGGTGGTGGCCTCAATTATGAGAAGCCGACCAGCGACAAAGTAGAGCTGCACATCGACAAGGCGAAGTATTTTGCCTTCGAGGTGAACGACGTTGACGAGTATCAAGCCGATATCAAGTTGATGGACAACTGGTCGGACGATGCTGGCCAGCAGATGAAGATCGCCATCGACAAGGTGATTCTCGGTGACGTGTTCGCCGATGCGGCTGCAGAGAACGCAGGCGCTGCCGCTGGTCGTGAGTCTGGCGGGTACAACATGGGTGCGGCCGGTGCGCCGGTGTCCGTGAGCAAAACCAACATCCTCGATGTACTGGTTGATTGTGGTTCGGTGCTGGATGAGCAGAACGTGCCTGACGACGGTCGCTGGATTGTTCTGCCCGCCTGGATGAATGGCATGCTCAAGAAGTCCGACCTGCGCGACGCGAGCCACATGGGGGATAACACCTCGGTGTTCCGTAACGGCAAGGTAGGCATGCTCGACCGCTTCGACGTGTATATCAGCAACAACATGTCGAAAGTCACCGACGCCACCACCACACGGCAGGCTACTAACTGCCTCTTCGGTCACAAGAAGGCGCTTACTTTTGCGTCGCAGATGACCAAGATGGAGAACTTGCCTAACCCGCAGGACTTCGGCCAGCTAGTGCGCGGCCTAAACGTATTTGGCTATGAGGTCATTGACCCTAACGCCATGGGTCACCTGTACGCCGAGCGTGCCGCCTAAGGGCTCCATATCGCCATCCTTCGGGGTGGCGTTTTACTTTCCGCGAGGAAATACGCATGACTAAATCACTGATTGAGCAGATTGAAGAAGCGGTAACCAAAGATGATTTTGAGCCGCTAGCCGAAACACTGGGCGTTGAGATCAATAAGCGCCAAGGCGTCGAGACTATCCGCGCCGAGCTGCTTGAAGCCGCTGAAACGTTAGCAGAGCAAGGTGTAACGGAAGAGGGCGAGCTAGGCACTGGTGAAGCGCCGAGCGAAGCTGTCGAGCCTGAAAAACCGAAGTACAAGGGCCGAATGCTCAAACACTTAAAGAACGGGCGAACCTTCCCGTGGACGGCTGCCTTGGCTAAAAACCGCTACATGCAAGAGGTGTAAGTCATGGCGGAGACCGTCGGCGGCGTTATTGATCGCGCTAAGCGCATCCTTCAAGAGCGAGGCAGCGGTATTCGCTGGACAGTGGAAGAGCTGGTGGCATGGCTCAACGAGGCTTATGTCATTGTTGCTACTCAGCGACCGGATGCCCACAGCAAGCTAGCCATGATCAGCTTGGTGGCGGGTGCGCGGCAAGAGATACCCGCTGACGGGCTGCGCCTTATGGACGTTCTTTCTACAGAGCAAGGGCGAGCGATTCGCGCTTCAGAGCGCCGTACGCTGGCGACTATGCGCCCTAATTGGATGAACGAGCGCGCTTCATTGGCCACTGAATTCTTTGTGTTTGATGAACGCATGCCTCGTGAGTTTTGGGTCTATCCGCCGGCAAAAGCAGGTGCTCGTGTAGAGGCGAGCTACGTCGCTAAGCCAGCGTCGCATACGGTGGCCGATATGGCGAGCAGCTTGAGCGTGAGTGAGCGTTACGCCCCGGCCTTGCTTGATCTTGTGTTGTATCGCGCCTTTTCAAAAGATGCTGAAAACCCAGCCAATCTAAGTCGCGCGCAAATGCACTACCGCGCTGCAATGGAAGGCATCGGTATGAAAACACAGGGCGATGCGATGACCTCACCTAATGGAGGCGGGCAAGATGCTGGATGAGCTAATCGACAGCGCGGCCCTTGAGGTGCCAGACGCGCCACGAGCGACGATACGGGACATGCTCTCCTGGGCGTCGCGCGAGTTCTGCACCGAAGCTGACGCCTGGGTAACGGAAGAAGGCCCGGTGATTTATGGCGCCGACTCTGACTACCCGCTAATAGTCGCTCCCACAGGAGAGGCGATTCGGATTGTGTCGCTCACTATGGATGGCCGAATGGTCACGCAAGGCGAAGGCTTCGAGCAGCGGTCGCCCACTGAGATCGTGTTTAGCCAGACACCCAGCCAGGCAGTGATAAGCGGTCGCTTGGCGTGCCGACCAAAGCGAGGTGATTTTCCAGCCGATGTGGTGCTGTCGCGCTGGGGTGAGCCTATCGCCGACGGCGCGCGATGGCGATTGCTCTTACTGCCCCAGTCCTGGCGAGACCCTGAGCTAGCCAGCTACTACCAACGACGCTTCTTGGCAGGCATTACCGATGCTAAGCAGCAATCCCGACTCGGCTATGCCCGAGGTGGCGCGCGCGTCAAGATGCGGCGCTTTGTCTAAATCCACTCCCCACTTGCCGAGAGGTAACCCCCATGGGAGCAATGTCGAACTATCTTGAACAGCGCATGATTAATGCCACGCTACGGGGTGATAACTTCACTGCCCCTGCTGTGTCTGATCTACACCTTGCGCTCTTCATCGCCGATCCTACCGACGACAACGTCACCACCAACGAGGTGGGCGAAACATGGTATTTGAGAAAGCAAACGGGCAATTGGTCTAGCCCCAGTGTTGATGTCGAAGGGCGCACGCGGACGGATAACGCCGCGAGCATTACGTTTGATGCTGTTCAGAATGCGAACCCGGCGCACACCATCACCATCACCCATATCGGTATTTATGATTCCGATGTGGCGGGCAACCTGCTGTATCACGAAGCGCTAACGACGCCGAAAACCCTCGAAGTGGGTGACGTTATTTCGTTCGCCTCAGGCGCGCTTATCCTGCGTCTCGATTAAGGGGATAGGTAATGTTTAACGGCTCCCGTTTCAATGGGGCAGCATACAATGCTGGCTCTGGGGGTGTTCGCGTCCTGCTGGCATCGGCTGTGCTGGCGGTTTCATCTACCGGAAATGCGGAGCCGTTGCGCACCCAGTATGGCGCAACGGATGCGCCTGTTCAGGCTGGCATCCATGAGCCACGAGCGGTAGCTGAGCGCGCAGCCTCAACACTGATCTACCCAGCGGCCATCTTTGATGTTTCGCGGCCATGGGACTTGGCCACCGCCGAGATATGGGCGACGGGCAGCTTAGAACCTGAGCACCTAGTTATTCGGGCTGGCGTCGCGGGCATTGAAGCAAAGGCTGTCTTGGGTGCTGACGCCATTCGCTACGCCTTCTTCTCTGACATGCAGGCGTCGGCGCAGATTGGTCCGGTTCAGGCTTGGGGCATTCGCCCTGGCGTCGCTGAGATTCAGGTAAACGCTACCGGCGAGATATTTGCAACGCGAGAGCGGCCCGGGGAAAGCGGCCTGCTGGCAACAGCAACAGCGTCGTTTGATGGAGATATATTCGCTGGCGGCATTACTGATTTTGTGCCGTACAGCGCCTTCTTTGCAGAGCCCCACCTAAACGGCATCCAGCCCGGGTGGTCTGCCCTAGATGTTGTTACCCGTCTAACTGTCGGCGGCGACCGCATGGCGGGCGGAAATACGGACGGCTTAGTGGCGTCTTGGTTTGATGCGTCGGCTTTGCCAGGGCGCGGCGCGCAGGTAAACGAAGGCATCGTTACCGCTGAGCTAACGGCTGTTTGGTGGGCGTTCAACTATGAAAAGTGCACGTTCACGACTCAGTCAGCCCTGACGGCAAACCCTACGCGAACGTCAGCAGGCGTCTCTACGCTCGATGCGAAAGCATTTGTAACAGCCCCCTGGTCGCTGATTGTTGAGCCCCGCAAAACCCTCGTTGTTAGTGGCGCATCACTAACGGCCACGCCTTGGCGCATACGACCTGTAGCAGCTGATGCCAGCGTGGAAGGCACTGCCTACGCCTACGCCAACCGCATCTACTACTTGAGCGTTACCTTCGATGGGGTGGGGTCGGTTATGCGCAATCGCTTGAGCGTCAATCTAACGAATCAAGCGCCCCCTGCTCGCCAGATGGTCGCGCCTTTCGAGTCGCGCGCCATGGTGGTGCCTGCGGAAAATCGGACAATGGTGGTTTTTTAATGGCTATTTTAGGCACGTTCACGATGCAGCCCGCTGACGAGTGGGATTACGACATTGATTACAGCGAGTGGATGCCCGAATCCGACGGCCTTTCGGAAAATGTCGCGCCGGAAGTGACGGCATCGCCGGAGGGCTTGATGGTCGAGTCAGTGACGCGTGACTACGACAACAAGCGCGTGAAAGTTTGGCTGTCTGGCGGTGCGGATGGCGAGCGCTATAAGATAGAGATAACGACGCGGACGCGAGAAGGCCGTGTCCGCCAAGATGAATTTTTTGTCATCGTGAGAGAATTTTAACATGCCGGAAATTTACGCGAACAACGCTCGCGGCAAGCTAGCTTCTCCTGTCACGGCAGGGGATCAAAGCCTGCCCCTTGAGGCGGGCCATTCTTTCCCAGATCCGGGCGGTGATTGGTACCGCGCGACGCTTTATCGCTGGGAGTTTGCGAGTGACGGCATCCGTGAATTTGACCACGAGATCGTTAAGGTGACCGCGCTCTCATCCAATACAATGACAGTTGAGCGCAGCCAAGAGGGTACGGTGGCATTCGCCTATGACCCTGGCACGCCTGTTGAGCTGCGCATGACAGCGGGCAGCCTGGCCGAGAAGCCTGCAGATACGCTTGCGGTGATGCAGTCGCTCACTTCACCGCCTGAAATTCGCGATATCGATACTTGGTCGATTGATGCCACGGCCATTAGTCGCCAGAGCGGTGGCAGTATCGCGTCGTTTGAGGTGACGTGGTGGGACGGCAGTACCGAAGCAGTGGCGGCAGCTGGCGGCGCGGCCACGCTCTCCAGAGCGGTGGATCAGCCAGTAGGAGGTGTCGTTTCAGCAACCGTGCGAGCGCTTGACGACATCGGCAATGCCAGCGCACCCGAGACCGTTACGGCTGATGTAGTTGCCAACCGCGTGCCGGAAGGCCCTGTTGTGATAAGCGCGCCCACCCAGACCGGCAAGAACAGCACGTTCCAAGTTTCTTTTAGTGGCGCGACCGACCCGGACGGCGATTCGATCAGCTACACGATCACTGACACAGGCGCGTTCACCTTTGCCAAGACGTCGGGCATTGCTGGCGGAGAGATTGTAGAAGTCACGGCGCCCGATGTTACTGACGATATCGCTATCACGTTTAGCGTGAAGGCAGTGGACAGCCTTGGCGCCTCGACAGCCACCTATAGCGAAACAGTGACCGTGCTAGCTGCCCAGGTAATGGGTGTTGCGCTGCGCGCCACGGGCGGCCCTGGCGGTACGTGGGATCATATCGACGATACCGGCGCAACCATTGCCACTCCTAGCGCCTCCTGGTTTAACGCCCATCCGATTTTTGGCGGCATGCAAGATGTCACGGTGGATGGTCAGGCCATGGTGGAGGTGCCGAAGTTCTACGTAAGGCGCGGCACCGCAGGTGGCGACCCCGCGTGGTGGATTAGCGACCAACCGCTGGCGGGGTATGAGGTGCATCCTGCGTTTCTGCTAGATGGTGTTGAGGTGCCCGCATTCCAGTACGGCAAATATCAGGCATCGCTCAGCGGCGGCAAGCTGCAGTCTGTGCCGGGCGTTACGCCAACGGCATCGCGCAGCTTGACGCAGTTCCTGGCAGATGCCGAGGCCCGTAACGTGGGCGGCGTCGCTGGCTTTAGGCTGCACCACTACGACATGTGGCTGGCCATTCAGTGGTTATACCTGGTCGAAAACGCGACGATGGATAGCCAAACGAAAACGGGCGAGGGCCGCGTTAATCAGTCCAGCGCCGCCGCTGTCGATGCCGCTGACGTAGCCCAAGCGACGTATCGCGGCATCGTTGGGCTATGGGGTAACGTCTATCAGTGGATGGACGGAGCCCGTACGCTCAATAGTGTCATTGAGCGGCGTGACTATAACGGCGCGTGGCAAAGTACGGGCGAGAGCGTTCCTAACGCTGGTGCCGCCACTTACCCCATCACGTTCCGCAATTCAGCCCCGCTAGAATTTATCCCCGACACCTATTCAACCAGTAACGACAGCACCGCCACGCTGCCGGACTACGTGCGGTGGCGTGATGCTGGGGAGTATTACCCCTACGTCGGCGGCTTCTGGAGCAATGGCGCGGATGCCGGGCTTTGGTGCGTGAACTGCAGCAATTCGGCGTCGAACTCGTACAGCAACATCGGGGCGCGTCTCGCGAGGGTCGTGTCATGAGTCAGGCAAATCAGCGTCAAGCTCAGGGGCGCGGTAGCGCCCCGTACCAACACCTTCGACCCTTTGAGGGCATGCTCACTAAGGTGGAAGAGCTGGAAGATTACAGTCGTCGAGCCCTGGTGAATTTTCCGAAAAGTGAGCGACACTTGCTCAGCGCGGAGGTGCGGCTGTGTATTGAGCGCATCGAGCGAATCACGCTTACTGCATGGAAGCGCTATCAGAAGAAAACCACCCTCACCGACTTGGATATTGAGATAGAGATACTACGCCGCAAGGTGCGCAAGGCCGAGCGGTACGGCTATATCTCAGGTCGCCAATATAGAGATTGGGCAGAACACATAAGCGCTCTGGGGTCTATTCTTGGCGGCTGGCTGCGCCACGAACGGGCCAAGCAGGGCTATAGCAAGTAGAGCAAGAAAGGGAAGTCGCTTATTTCGATGTGCCCCTACGTCGGCGGCAACTGGAGCAATGGCGCGAATGCCGGGCTTTGGTACGTGAACTGCAACAATTCGGCGTCGAACTCGAACAGCAACATCGGGGCGCGTCTCGCGAGCGACCGCTTTACCGGCCAGAAACCGCCCGCCTACGGGTTGGCGGGCAGTGCCACATCCCTCGGGGCGGCTTTCCTCGCTTCACGGCGAAACATCAATAGAGCGCGGCGGCCTACGGGTGGCCGCGTTTCATTTTGCACAAACTGCATAAGGACAATGCGGTGTCGCTTTATCAAGACATTATTGATTTCGATAACCTCATGCGCGGCTATCATGCCGCCAGAAAGCGCAAGCGCTACCGGCCAGAGGTGGTGAAATACACCGCCAACCTGGAAGAAAACCTCCTAAACCTTCACAACCACTTGGTTCACAAAACATGGCAACCGGGCCGCGCCAGAGAGTTTGTGGTGCTGGAGCCTAAAATGCGGATGATTCAAGCCCCACCGTTTAAAGATCGGGTGCTGCATCACGCCGTGGTGGACTTGGTAGAACCACTATTTGAGCGCAGGTTTATCTATCACAGCTACGCCTGTCGCAAGGGAAAGGGCACCCAAGCAGGGGTGCTTGCTCTGCAACGCATGCTCAGAAAGGCTAAGCGGCGCTGGGATAGTGTGTACGTCGTACAGGCAGACGTAAGCAAGTTTTTTAACTCGCTGCCCCATGATGCTGTACTAGATAGCGTTTCTCAGACGATTGACTGCCCAGATACACTGCAACTGTGGCGCGCCATGATACGCGGCTATGGCCATGATGACGGCATCGGACAACCGGTGGGCGCGCTTAGCAGTCAGCTAAACGCTAACGCCACCCTAGATGGTGTCGACCATGAAATG